GGACCTGGTGGTTGGTTAATTGATAATTGTTTGACCACAAAGAATCAACAATGTCCAGTATGTGAACACAATTCTACATTATGGAATTCTGGCATTGAAGCGAATAAAGATGTTGTTCGCAAACAGAAACGTAAGTTAAATTATGTTGCCAATGTGTATATCGTTTCGGATCCTAAACATCCAGAAAATGAAGGCAAAGTGAAATTGTTCCGCTTTGGTAAGAAAATCTTTGATAAGATTACTGAAGCAATGAATCCACAGTTTGAAGATGAATCACCAATCAATCCATTTGATATGTGGAAAGGTGCTAACTTCAAGTTGAAGATTCGTAAGGTAGAAGGTTATCAGAACTATGATAAGTCAGAGTTTGATTCACCAACTGCTCTATTAGATGATGATGCAGCATTAGAGAAAATCTGGAAGTCAGAGTTCTCTTTGAATGAATTGACTGCTGGTAAAGAGTTTAAATCTTATGATGAGTTGAAGCAACGCCTTGACAAAGTTCTTGGTTTGAATGGTGAAGTAGTTGCACCAAAGACAACCGTAGAAACTATTAAAGAGCAAGTTCGTACTGCTCCTAAGTCAGTTGAACCAAAGATTCATGAAGATGATGATGATATGTCTTATTTTGCCAAGTTGGCAGAAGAAGATTAAGTTTTCCCATGTGTGTACGAACCCCGCTACGGCGGGGTTTTTTATTGGTTAAGTCGGTCTAAGATTTTGTTTAAGAATTTTTTGAAGTGTGGGGTCATCAGTACGAACATTTACCGTTGTATCAAGTAGTACGCCTCGGCCTCCAGCACCAACACTATTGACTTTCGTAGAAGCATCTACCACAACATTATGCATACCAGCAAACTCAGCATTTTCTAAATTAACATTTTCATCAATCGCTGATTGTACTCTGCTGGTAATAGGATTGGCTTGTGGTGCCTCGGGTGTTGCGGTTGGAACTGACTGTGATTGACTAGATTCTGGCGAGGTAGACTTAGATATATCTCTACCCATGCTTACCGCACCAATAGCAGTAGATAATGCAGTGCCAACAAATGGTACTATTGCAGCTGCACCTTCAGCAAGTTCTAAACCAGCACCAACAACATCACCTTCTTTTAATCTATCATAAGCGAAGTATCCTGCGGCACCAAGGCCTAATCCAAAAGGAAGTTTTTTAAGTATGGACTTACCGGCGGACTTAGCAGCACCTTTAACACCTGCTTTCTCGGTTTTTTTCTCTATTTCTTTTTCGGTGGCCTTTTCAACTTTTTTACCGTATTCTTTATCTAAAGCTTTTTCTTGTTCTTTGGTAAATTTTTCTGTTCCTTTTTTAGGTTTTTGTACTTCTTTACCTTTTTGGCCAAGTTGACCTATTGCTTTTTCAGCCAGTTTTTTAAGACCTAACATTCCAGCAACAGTAGCTAAACCATTAGTAAGAAATTTGATAGCACCCCAAAGTGCTTCTGCAATAGAAGTTATAACTTTTTCAACCATTGCGGCCACATTTTTAAATATATTACCAATAAAATCTAAAAGGTTAAATCCTTCTTTTTGTTCTTTTATTGGGGTTGCTGTACCACCTCGTTTAGATAAAGCATCCAATAGTTCTTTATGCCATTTTTCTTTTTCTCTATCTTTTTCTTTTTTAAAGTTTTTTTCAATTTTAAGTTTTTTGCTTTCAGCAATGTACTCAGCCTTCATTAGGTTGTATAACCTTGCCAACACATCAGCAACACCATCACCTTTTCTCAGTTTTTGTTTTTGGCCATCTGAAACATTGGTGTATAAAGCCGGTTCAATACTGCTTAGTTTACTACCACTAGTTCTTTCATTAATTTGATTCGCTCGGCCTTGTTTATTTTTCACACCTTTGTTGGCAAAATATTCAATATCTTCTCTTTTGCGGCCAGTTGCACTACCAACTATCGATGACATTGTATTACCCATTAACATTCTAACAATGTTTAAGTAATCAAATTTTTCTTTGAATCCCTTACTTCTGGCGGCCATTTTATCTGATATGGCACCAGTAATCGATTTCATTGCGCCAAATTCTCCACTACTAGCTTTCTCACGAATGAGTTCACCTAATGATTTTTTGTTTACTCTAGAAGCTTGTTGATATGAATTAATGGCCATGTTATGCACCCATAAAAAGTGGTAAATCTAAATCGCTGCCTGTATGTAATACTTGTGTGGAGGGTCCTGCACCCACATTGTTTATTGTTTGGCTAGTATTTAGAACAATGTTGTTTGGTTTGGATGTGCCTTTTAAATCTTTGTTTTGAACTGATTGGTTGTTCAATACGGCACCACTTTGTGGAATTGGTGCTACTGTTGATATAGGTGAGTTGGAAAGAAATAAATCCGCTTCACGGGCTCGTCTGGCTTTTAATACAGGATGAGGCCTGCCTTGTTCGGTAGCAATACCATTTCTAATAATTTCTGAAGCTTTATTTGTATCTCCCGAATCGATTGCGGTTTTCAAACCTTTTAAACCTTTTAAAGATCCTACATTATAGGCGTAACTAGTTAGTGCAGCTTTTTGATTATCATTAAGTTTACTCCAAGTAGAATCACCTAAATCTTTTTTTGCTTGTCCTTCATACTTTGGCATATCCATTTTTAATAATTTTTGTGCCTGCTCTTTAGTAATGGTAGTGTCTATTCCTTTATTACCCAAAATTGGAATTTGTTCGTCACCCGCTTGTATAAAACCTTGTTTGTATTCATCATCTTTAATTTGGTGACCATAACCAATTGAAATTTTTCCACCATCAGGATAGGCTTTCTTAGCAAAACCTTCCTCTTTAATAATAAGAGCCATACTACCACCAGCAGCAACTGCACCACCTACTGCTAAACTACCAGCACTAAGTGGTCCAGATTTAGATGCTGATGTGCTTGGTGTTTGAATTGTAGGTGTTTCTTTGGTACTTGTTGCTGGTTTAGTTTCTTCTTTTGGTATTTTATCTACTGTTTCTTTTTTAGGAGAAACCTTAGGTTCTTTTTTAATTTTAATTTTACCTAATTTTGTAGTTTGACTTTTTTTAATTTGTTCAATTAATTGTTTGTGGCGTCTTTCTTCTTCTTCATGTAATTCTTGCTCAAAGTTTTTTTCTAATTCATAATTAAGTTTATTTTTTTCATTATGAGTTTTTACTAAATTAAACAGTTTGCCTGCCACATCGGCTACAGAGTTACCTTTACGGAGACCTTCTCTTTGTCCAGATGTTACCGTGGTGTAAAATGCCGTATCGATACTACCAATTTTTCCACCGGATGATAAAGACATTGAAGATTTTTTATCGCCTAAGAAATACTTCATAGTATCTTTATTGGCACCAAATGTTTTGCCAAGTAAAGATGCGCCTGTTTTACCAACAAGCGATTTAGCGATGTTTAATGGATTGAATTTTTCTTTGATGCCAACTACTTTGGCTTTGAAATTTTCTGATATAGTTTGTTTAAGAGGTTTGCCCTCTATCGCACCATTTCTGATGTTGGCAAGAAAACCTCTTTCTCGTATTTCTTTAAGGCGCTGACGGTCTGTACCAGTAAGTGGTCGCTTTTGTGCAATTAAAGCATCCACTTCTTGAAGTTCTTGTAATAGTTCTTCGCTACTCTTTTTCATTTACCTTTTTGTCTTTGCTTAATTTTTTCGTTTTCTTGTTCAATATATTGTATAAGCATAGTAACGTAAATATCTCTTTCCCACGGAATCATATTTTCAAGTTCCGTAAGACTATATTTGTGGTGTTGCATCAAACTAAAATTAGTAGTGTAGTAATTCTTCAGATTGTCATAACGAAATGTTAGTCGAAAAAACTGTCTAAGCCTTCGACTTCAATGGAATGGTCATAACCACACTTGCCACACTTCATTTCAATCTTTTTGTTTAACTTTGGCAAATTCTCAAAAAATTGTTCAATCTGTGCAAACTGTTCCTGATTCAATGATTCCAAAAAATCATTCAATTCTTTTTTGGTACTCTCTTTGGCATAATAGTATTGTTGGCCATCATAGATATGTTCGATACTATTAATAATCATATCAAATGCCATATCAGTTACATTATTGGTTTTTGCAACCGATTCCAACACAGAGAACTCTGGATACTTTAATTTGATACTAATTGTGTTGGTTAAATTAATAATCTCTTTTGTGGCCCCCATCTCAACTTGAATATCCAAAAGATTAATTTTGGTTTTCATAGAATTACCACATGGTGTTGGGTCTGTGCGATCCTCTAATTGAACCATGTTCTCACAACGATAGTTGCTTTCTACAATTTCACCAACAGAACGGGCTCTCAAATTTAAGAAATAAAACTCAACATCAATAATTGGTAACGAATCAATATCAACATTTTCAGTCAAAGTACAATTGTGTAACACTTGACGAATATTTTTTTCAATAGTTTGTCTATCGTCTGATTCCAAAGCCATCATTAAGTTACGTTGTTCTTTAACCAAAAACGGTCTAAATCGAATGTGTTTCTTGGATAATGGTAAATCTATTTCATACACTGGTGCATCAATTTTTGGTAAAGCCATTTTATTTTCACTCCATATTAAAAATTAATCAAAATCTCTGTTAGCTTGGCTGCCATTCAAACTATTTCTATCTCTAAAAACATTTGTCAAATCAGCTCTATTTGGAATTTGTGTTGTAAAATCATTAACTCCGGCAGCAATTTCCGATGTAATAGATTGTAACAAACTGGAACCCAATGCTTGAATTGAATTGTTTTGCCAGTATGTGTAAGCAAACACCACGGTTAATTTATGGTACGCATCTGATGACCAATCCAAATCTAATTGATTTACTGAAATAGGAAATGCATCAATCAAATTAACAGAATATATTTTTTTATTCTGCTGGTCGTACTGATTAACTTGTAGTGTTGATATGTAATCTGATTTGTATCTAAAGTCAAACTTGTAAGACGGATTGATATATTCCATCCAAGCATCAAAGAATAACTTTTCTTCCATACTTTCTGAAACAATGAATGTCATGGTGATATCATTGTATTGAGATTGATATGGATGTTTTTCGGTTGGATTGGTACCAAACTTTTGTTCCGTTGTGGCAAATGTTCTACTTGGTAATTCGGTAGATTCACAGCGCAATGATAAAGTTCTGCCAGTATTTCGGTAAGGAAACAAAGTTAGTGGTACGGGAATGTTTACATCAAACCGATTGGGTTTGGCCAAATCTTTTACAAAACTGGCACGAAAATCGTTTAAGCTACTAGGCATTAACTTTTCCTTATTTCATTTACTGATTCTTGCCATACTTTCTGTGGTTTAGCACCTTTAAACAGTTGAGTAGGTAAGAAAATTGCCACTTCCCACTCTTGTGGTTCAATGGTAAGTATTTTTGACCTTATTTGGCTAAATAAGTATCTTTTAATACACGGCCTAAACTCTCTAAACCGTCTGGAGGCCGTCAATATATCATAGGTGATGCGTAACCTTGCTGGATTATCTTCATCGTCTAGGATGGCGTAATTTAACAGTTTGTCTAAAAATGCCACTCTGTACTTAATTGGTAAATAATGTAGGTTTAATCCTAAAAATCCATCATCATATTTTTCCAATATTAATACCAAAGGAAAACGGTCATAATAAGGCATATCTGCCTTACCTTTTGGATCGTAAAAAAATTGGTATAATCTACCTTTAAATAATCTTCTAGTTTGTCTAAACCTTTCATTAGCAATAGTTCTTGGAATTAATGAAGGATTTCGTAATTCATTAATTTTTTTCAAGAGCCATTGATATGATTCTCTGGACATCTTTTGCATTTGAGCTGCAGATAGTTGTTGTGTGAGCAGTGTAAGTTTAGAGGCCATAACGTTATTTAGTTGATTCCTAGGTGATGTTCAGTAAGAATTTTAAACTCCCAACCACGGTCAGCACAGAATTCTTCAGCCGCCTTCCATTTGGCTTGGTTCACCCCCCACGTCACCACTTCGTTTATGTATTGTTTAGTGATACGTTTTTTTTGTTGTGGTTCTTTGGTTTGTTTGTCTGGTTTAACTTCAATCATCATTGTTTTGAATTTATTGTCTTTGGTTCTTACTTTAGCAATAAAGTCTGGAAAGTAACGGTGCCATTTGCCATCAACAGGAGATTTGTAAGGAACAATGAGTTCTTCTGATTGCCATGATATAACATCGGAATTACGGTCAAGCCAATCCATCACCTTTACTTCCCATGAAGAACGGTAGATGATGTTGGTGTGGTCTCCAACATATTTTTGAGGGTATTTTGGTGTGAATCGTCCTGAATAAGCCATATAAATACTATGTATATTTCAATTTAAAGAGTTAATCAATGGCCGTAATCTCCATACCAACATCAGTCGCTGGCGTTTCTCTACCTGGCCCCCTAGGTCAAATTGCTAAAGGTCCACTTGCCGCTTTGTATGGTGGCAAAGGAGTACAAACCTTAAAGTATCCTTCTGACCTTGCTACTGATGCCACTAAAAATCATTATGTACAATTTTCAATTAAAGAAGTTATACCCGCTGGGTATTCAACAACAGGACCAACAACTCCTGGCCAAAGCATCAATCTTAATGGTATTGCTCAGGCAACAGGAGCTATTGGTGAAGCAATAAGTAATGGAATTAAAAGTGCCGCTAGTGGTTCTTCTGAAACTACACAAGAATTAATTGGACGAGCCACAGAGGGAGTTGGTGATGGTTATAAAAAGATTGGTGAATATATTCCCACCTCATTACAAATTTCACCCACAACAACACAAGCGAAAGCATATATTTCTTTATATATGCCAGATACATTAATGGCACAGTATTCAGCCGACTGGCAAGAAATGAGTTTAGGTGATATGGGCACAGGAATATCTACATTAAGGATGATTGACCAATTAGCCACTAATGCAGGACAACAAGGAACTTTTACCTCTGGAGATTTAGGAAAAAGTTTAGGTAATTTAGCATCAACAGATCCAGCAGTTACAGCAACAGTTGCAAACTTATTGGGTGCGAGTGGTATTGGTAGTAATTTAATTGATGCTAAAGTGATTGGTGACGTTATATTAAAAGGCCAAGGTTATGCAATTAACCCACAATTGCAGATGATTTTTAGAGGTGTTGGTTTTCGTAGTTTTCAATTATCTTTTATGTTTACTCCAAAATCTTTGGAAGAATCTACTGAAGTT